TGTCATGATGGTCGTGATGGAAGTTGTTTTGATAATTATTGTGAACGCAAACTAAAGGAGAAACACAATGTACGGGAAGAAAATGAAAAAGCCTATGGCTAAGAAGAAAGCAAAGAAAGTTAAAAAAGCTAAGAAAGCAAAAGGGAGAATGTACTAATGCCGGGTAAAAAACTTACAAAGAAACAAATGAAGATTGCTAGAGTTGCAGGTAATCCAAACAAGATAGATGCTGCTGACTTTAGAAAATTAAAAATGAATAAAAAGAAAAAGAAAAGATAATGGCAACTAAATCTGTAAAAGCACCTAAAGGTTTTCATTGGATGAAGAAAGGTTCAAGTTTTAAACTTATGAAAGGTACTTACAAACCACACAAAGGAGCTGTAAAGATGGCAAAATTTACAGTACAAAAAAGACATGGGTAAACTTTGTGCAAGAGGTAAAGCTGCAGCAAAGCGTAAGTTTAAGGTATACCCTTCGGCTTACGCAAATATGTATGCAAGTGCAGTTTGCTCTGGCAAAGTAACACCCGGTGGTAAGAAGAAAAAAAAGAAAAAAAGATAATGTCAAAAGGTTTACGATCTTGGGTACAAGCTAATTGGGTTGATATAGCTAATCCAAAAAAAGGTGGTGGCTTTCCTAAGTGTGGTCGTAGCAAAGGAGAGAAAAGAAGAAACTATCCTAAGTGTGTACCTGCATCTAAAGCAAGATCAATGACACCTAGTCAAAGAAGAGCTGCTGTTTCAAGAAAGAAAAAAGCTGAGAGCAGAGGTAGATCAGGTAAGAAACCTAACTACGCTAGAACTTAATTAATTAAATCTAAATACTCGTTCCATATACTTTGTTCGGGACTCCAAAATCTTTCCTTGTTAGCTTTCATTTGGATTGAGTGTAATACTGTAGTGTGGTCCTGTCCAAAGTATCTACCAATATTTGTTAAGTTCATATTATATTTATCATTTAAAATATTGTGTATAATATTTCTTGCACGAACTACATCTTGAGTTCTACATTTACCTAGTAAAGTTTTTTTATGAACCTCATACTTCACACACACTCTGTTAATCACAGCGTCTACGATACTAGGATTAATATTTCTAAACTGATAACTAATAATCTTTCTTGGTTTGTATTCTTTTTTCTTTTTGATATGATTTTGTGCTAGCTTATATCCATTCTTAAAAGCATTTTTATAAATTATTTTTTCTCTCTTTGATAAGTTAGAATATTGACTAGCTTTCATAGCTAATCTTAGCTCTTGAAAGATTTGTTTTTGCTTTGAAGTCATAAATCCCCTACAGTTTTTTTGTTGTTTTATAATTTAAACTAACGATTAGGCGTTAGCTCTTTTGGCTTCTGCGTTTTCAATCTTGACAATCTTACTCCAATGCTTCGGTATTCTTTTGAAAGCATTGTAAGTTTTAAGACATTGACCGCTATCTTCATGCTTCAAGATAAGTTCAAAGTCTTTTTTAAGTTTGTCATATTGACGAACCTTGCTGTTGCTCTTCATCCTTCTCCTTTTTCACTTTAGTAAAATCTATTTTTAAACTGTCGATCTTACATTCTACATACTCACCCTGTGCGTTGGGGTCTGCAGCTTTCTTCACATCATCAAATCTTTCAACCAGTTGGAAACTTGCTTCGCCAGATTTAATTCGTATATATTTAGTCATTTAATCCTTTTTGTCTATACTTATTTTATGTAGTTCTTTAGCCATTTTTGAGTATATTTCAAGGTCATCATAGTTATCTGCCTTGTATTTTCTTGTTGCTCTGTATAATTTTAAACCCATCATGAGCTGACCTACCTCGTATGGTTCTATATCATCTTTTAGTTTGTCGTGCAGTATAACATTAAAGATTACAGAGATCAGCCTAAAGTTCTCCTTATAATCGCCATAATCCTCTTGCCGATCCTCCATGATCTTTTTTAAAATCTTATCTTGTAAATTTATTGTATCCATAATTAGGTGATGAGGCAGAGAAAACAACTAAAGCGGCAGAAAGGGATGCCAATAAAAACTCCACCTCATCGAAAGGTATATAAACTAATACCTATTATCTTTTAGCATAATAGCTAGACTTTGCATAATCTTTTTTCGGTGCAAAACTTGGTGTGCCACCACCAGATGATCCCGATTTAGACCTATCATTTGCTCTAAGTCTTATGGTAATCATACCATCTTCACCATCCCAGCCTGCTTGATTATGCCAAGTATCTCCTATCTTAACACCAATACGCCAATCCTTATCAGGTGGAGACTCCTCATTTGGTGGACCAACCCAATCAGGTTGCTCTGCTGCGTTCTTCTTCTCGTTTCTTACTAGCTTAATATATATATCATCAGCCATTTGTTATTACTCCTTGGTTTAGTTTTGTCTCATGAGTTTCATACAAATCAGTTATCTGTCTGTATTCTCTTTGAGACTTATTATTAGAGTCAAATAATTCTGAGTTAGCCTTTCTCCATTTTCTCAGAGCATAGATGTCATCTATTTTTTTTATGTCATCTTTTATTAGACCCATATCAAGCTCCATATCGAGCTTAATATTCTTCTTTCCATTTGTACTTGGAATCTTTTTTACTTCTTCAAATGACTTTGCTTCATATCCATCATCATCTTTAATACCTGTTTTTAAATTTAATAAATTTAAGAAAGCATACTTTCTTGAGTATGACATAGCTTGACCAGTACCAAACTTATCTAAGCCACCCATAGCACTACAGCCATTCATCTCAACTACATCATCTGAATCCACATCGTGTATTCTCATGTAGCAAGTAACCATAACAAAGCTGTCATGTGTATCTGTTTTATAACTACACATTGGATATAGTCTTTCATCTAATAGTGCTTGCACAGCCACCTCTTGTACTGCATCGTGCAGCAAAGGATTGAAGTGCATACCTTTTACTTTCTCTCCTTTCTTTACGCCACCTGCATTTAAACATGCTTGGTGTAATTTTTGATATATGTTCTTCATGCGTTTATCCCCCATAGTTGTTTTATTGTTTGTCTTTGTTTGTCTGTTAGATTTTTATAGTGAAAGAAATGATTAAGGTCAGGCTCTTCTGTTAGCTCTGCTAGTTGAGATAGATTACCTTTACAATATATAATCATCTGCTCCCATCTATAAATTTTTTTTGTCATCAAGTTATATTGATATTCTAAATGATCGGCTCTCATCTTCTCATGTGTGTCATCAAAGATTAAGTAATCTGTTTCATTTGCTAAACCTAAAAATGGTTTCTTCCCGGTACACTTCCAATAGAAAGCTACTTGTTTCCAATAGCCATCAAAGATTGAATCTTCTCCTAGCTCTTGTTGTTTCCAATAGTATTCATCTTTGTTTCTTCTCTTATAACATTTGCTAGGTTTTGTTTTTAATTCTAAAAATTTTGTATTACTTTCATAATCTATACGACCTATAATATCGTGCATCAATTCTTTGACACTTGCAGCTACATATCTTTCGGCTGCAGTTTTCTCATCTTTAAATATTTCTTTGTATAGTTTTTTTATTTGTTCAATAATCTTATGTGCTAGCTCATCTATGTTATCTCTTGCAAACTTATCTTGTTCATCTATTGGATCATACTTGTTGATGTCATGTAGTTCTTGTTTGTATATCTCATTATAATCTCTGTTCTCTATTTTAATTTTCTTATCTTTAAAGTATCTATATTCACATAGTAATCTTTGAGCTGTGTTGTTGGTAAGGTTTCCAATTCTAGGCTTATAGTTCATTAAGAACTTATCTCTTTCTTGAGGTGTATGATAACCATAGTTAGTAATAAATTTAGCCAAAGGCATATCTGTACTTGAAGGCGACCAATGATCTAAACCTAGACCACCATTAATATTTGAAAAGTATTCTTTCATAGTTGTTTCAAATCAATATAAGCATTTATACCAGTTTGTCTACTATTATTTTTTACTTGCAATACATAACCTTTATGGTATTAGGCATATTTCACGAAAGGAGATTATGAAATTATCAGAATGGATAAAAAAGAATAAGTTAAGTTATTCTCAGGCAGCAAATCAATTTGGTATTATTAATATAAATCCTGCCACCAATGTACAACGCTATGCTAAAGGACAAAGAATACCACATCCTGTAGTTATGTTAAAGATATACAAAGCAACTAACAAACAAGTACAACCTAATGATTTCTATGAAGAATACTGGCAAAGAGAAGAAGTTTAAATACAAGCGAGTGCGTTTGTATTGGCAAGATATTGTTAGTAATTCTGAATGGATGACACTTGAGAAAGCAAAGGATCAAAGCTATAGTTGGTGTGAAGATACAGGTTATCTTTTACATAAAGATCAAAAAAAAGTTATCATCTTTGCTTCGCATAGTTTTGATGAAGATGATGGTTCACTCACAGTTGGTAACACTACAACATATCCAAGATCAGTTGTTAAAAAGATAGAGGTATTAAAATGAATTTAAAAATATTATCACTTGGTGCAGGAGTACAATCATCAACACTTGCATTGATGATGGAAAAAGGATTAGCACCTAAACCAGATTATGCTATATTTTCTGATACACAAGGTGAACCCAAAGCAGTTTATGAATGGTTAAAATGGCTAACAGATCAGCTATCATTTCCTGTTTTAATTGTAACTGCTGGTTCTCTACCAGATAATTTAAGAAAATCTAATAAAGGAACTTACATAAGAGGCACGTCAATACCTATGTTTACAAGAAATAAAAAAACAGGAAAGAAAGGTATCATAAGAAGAGCCTGCACATCAACCTATAAGATAGAACCTGTTACTCAAAAAATAAGAAGATTATTAGGTGTTGGTAAAGGTGTTAAAGTACCAAAAGATTTTAAAGTAGATCAATACTTTGGTATATCAAGAGATGAACCACAAAGAATGAGGACAAGTTCTTATCATTACATTACATTTAATTATCCTTTAGTTGATATGAAAATAACTAGACAAGGATGTAAAGATTGGATGAAAGAACAAGGCTATCCAGAGCCACCAAGATCAGCTTGTACTTTCTGTCCATATCATGACAATACTGAATGGCAAAATGTAAAAGCTAATAAGGAAGAATGGAAAGAAGTTTTAAAATTAGATGAAGATTTAAGAACTGGTTTACATGGTACTGAAAGAGATGAAGTAGAATATTTCTTACATAGATCAGCAGTACCATTAAAAGAAGCAGACCTAACAGTAAAAAAGAAAGATGATGAGCCTAGTTTATTTGATGAAATTTGCGAGGGGATGTGTGGAGTATGACAAACTCTAAAATATTTGATGAGATAGGGTGTCCTGATGAGTTAAAAAAATGCAGGGATGAACTTAAACGACACAAGAAGCACATTGAAAGACTATCTAATCAGTTGTTAGATTATGAAAGAATAATTGAAGAAAAAGAAAACGAGATAATAATAATTAAAAAAAAATAACTTATGGCACGATGGACCTACGCTTTTAGCAATGGTAAATATAACGATTGGCACAGGGATTTTCCCGGATTAGGTGGAATTGATATAGATTTCATTGAAGTTTGTCCTGATTGTTATGAACCTTTGGCAGTTAAAGAAACTTGCTATGACAAGGGACAGAAATACAAGGCTACAACGCTTACAAAGAGGGTCGCAGAGGCTCTTAAAGTACCCGGATTTTTAGTTTTCTATACACCTATGGGGGTTGATATGAAATTTAGGATTAAACGCATTACAGAGCCTGTGAGTGAGATATACGAGATGACTTCAGACCAATGGTTAGCTTATTTATATGAGCTGCATAAGGAACACAGGAGGTGTTGCAAATATGCAACAGAAGTATGAGCCACACATAAGGGTTAAGTTCTCACTATTTGATAGTCCACAGTTTAGAACCATTCCAAACAAGCACCGAGCTTACTGCTACTTGGTATTCATTTGTTTACTAAAGTTTGCCAACTCTAAAACGCTGACTTGTTACCCACGCCAAGCCACCCTATCTAAGATGACAGGTCTTAGTCGCAGCACTATCTTTA